GGATAAGCTTCGGATACTGCCGTGATTGCTGTCGTTACATTTTCGATATCTCCCGTAGAACCTCTACCGTCTACGATTTCTTTTAATGTTTCTGCTTCATGCTTATCGTACTGTTTTACGCAGTCCGCAAGGTTATAAACTAAATCTACTCTTCTCTTTTCCTGTACTTCAATATCCGACTCTGCAACGCTTACCTGCTCTTCTAACGTAAACGCCTTATTTTGCGAGCTTTGTACTCCAAATATTCCTAATACACCTAAAGAAATAACTCCTGCTAATACGATTAATGCCAATTTCCAATTCTTCATAATCATCTTTCCTCCATTCTGTTTCTTTGATTTTCTACCGGTTTGTACGGTTCTGGAAGAGGTTGCCATGCAATGACATTATAAACATTTCCGTTATCATCAAACCAAGCCCCATCCCAGCTATATTTTAATGTCGTAGCTTTTTCTGCTCCTTTAATTGTCACATTGAATTCAGGACAATGCGCATCTTCCAATTCCTTTGGAACTTCCGGCAATCCGTCCTCTACTAGAATCCACCCGTCATTCGTATCTGTCGCATCATCCATGTGCTTGCGGATGATTTCTTTTACCCAACCAACACTTACATAATCATCGCACATTCCAAATGATTCAAACTCTATTGCATGATTTTCTATCTCTTCCAAAATCTTCTCTAATACCTTCATAATCTTTACCTCTTACTCTATGTATATCTTATTTTCTAAACGATTTCATAGGTTTCTATTATTTCAACAGCTTCGTAGTCAAAGTCTATATTCCACCAACTTTTTTCAAAGCTGCTTATTGCAGTATTTTTACTTCTATATGTTTTAACTGCCGTATTTCCTATATCGTCAATCGACTTAAAATTAAAATTTCTTGCCAGTCCACAAAAAATTTCTGTACGGTTATTTCGCATAATTACCCATCTTTTTCTTTGTATCTTCATCACTCCACCTCCAACAGCTCAAAATATTCTTCTAGGTGTGCTTTTGTAATCTCCAACCACGAACCATCATCAATAGAGTCAAGATGAATTTCTCCACCAATAATTGTGTGGTCGCTATCGTTAAACTCATAGATTTTCCCTTTGTCAATCACAACACTACTGTTTTCAATCAGGAATCCATCATCATCATATTTATCAACACAAAATGATTTTTTGCACTTGTATCTCTTCATCACTCCACCTCCTGACACTCGTCAAATTCCGGATCAGAATCCGGAAATACGCATCTATCATCGCTACTATCGCATACGCCTAACATATGTGCAGTTCCTCCCATTCCTGCGTAATTTGTCAAAGCTCCGAATTCCTCGTTTGCTTTTTTAATTGCTTCCGTTTTATCGTTCGCTTTAACGTGCATGCTACAAACAACTGTCGCATGCCCAATCACTTCGTATTCTTTCATATCTACTCCCTCCAATCTAACCTCTGTCCGCACTCGTCGCAAAACCTCATATAACTTCTAAGTATTCCTCCGCATTTTGGACATTCCCCCACTCTGCATCCAATGGCTCCATTCACCCCGATGATAATCGGTTTCTTCGCCGTATCCCTCTCTGCTAGCTCCTGCACTTGCTCCGGAGTTAATCCGGTGTCTTCATACGCTTTTAATCTTTCTCTTAGGTTCGAATGACTCCATGCAAGCATATTGAACACAGCTATCAATCCGTCAATATCATTCCCTGCCGGATGCATCAGATTTTCGAAGAGAATTTCATCGAGAATCTCGTCGTCATCGTACTGTTCATCGTACTGTGAATGGTTCTTTATGGTTTCTCGCATCATATCTCTTAATCTGATTTCATTGTCAAAATCTCTATACCATGTTTCTCCATCTCGTATAAAGGTACAATTATGTGCAAGTTCATATGTTCCTGTTTCTTCCGTTATTTTGCTTATAGTTAATCTTCTCACGCTCAATCCTCCATCATTCTTTTTTTGTTTTAACTTCAAACCCCAATACGAAAATCCAAATCAACAGCCAAAACACCTCATTCATCGGATATGTTGTGTCAAACATCTCCATGAACGGCATATTTGTTATGTCTAATACCCAAAATATTAATAATAAAAATTGAATTAATGCTATCACTCTATTACCTCATTTCGAATTTGTATCCTGGGACTCTTATCGCTCTTGATGCGCCCGGTTTTTCGTCCGTCTCCAAAATACCAAGCTCGAACATCCTTACCAAATGTCCTTGTACACTTGATGCTGACTTATATCCTGTCATCTTGGCTATCTCGCGTACTGTTGGTGGATAGCCATGTTTTTGTATGTATTCTATAATTGCCATTTTTATTGCTGCGTGTTGTGGTTTCATCTTCTCTCCTTACTGCTGCCACCTTCGGCTTCATATAATGCCTCATAATTTGACAGCTCACTTATTTTTTCTTCCAAATCAAAATCTGTATAAAATCCCAAGTTTTCTATGATTTCCAATTCTTTTACACTCAGGTTATCGAATGTATTA